TATCTGCTACTCAGACCACTCGTTCTGGTTATGGTAGTAGTGATGTGGATCTTACCGATACCAGTGAGTCCTTTGGTCTACCTGCTACTGCTGACCTTATGTTTGCTCTTATCTCTACCGAAGAGTTAGAACAAATTAATCAAATAATGGTCAAACAGTTGAAGAATAGATATAATGACCCTACTATTAACAAACGGTTTGTGGTGGGTATTGACAGATCGAAGATGAGGCTGTATGATGTAGAACAGTCTGCACAGGATAGTCTCACTGACTCTAATCAGGACATTGAGATTGAAACTGTGAAAGAAGATTTGTCTAAAAAGTTTGCTAAATTAAAAGTGTAGAATATGACTATAGATTTTGATAAGTACTCTCTATTCGTGGATGCTGTCACATCCGATTCCAGTAAGGATTTTGTCTATCTTGCTGATAGGTTGGTTGAACTTGACCGAAAGGGTGCCAATATTGAACGTCTTACCACTGCTGGCGTTGGCCTTGCTGCTGAGTCTGGTGAGTTTCTTGAGATCGTTAAGAAGATGGTCTTCCAAGGTAAACCTTGGGACGAGCATAATCGAAAGCATCTTATTATTGAGTTGGGTGACGTTATGTGGTACGTAGCACAGGCATGCATGGCATTAGATATTAGTTTTGATGAGGTTATTGAAGGTAATATTAAAAAGTTAGAGAAAAGATATCCTGGCGGTAAGTTTGATATAAACTACTCAGAGGTTCGTGCAGAAGACGACCTATAATATACATCAGGCATTTCCCCTCATAGTATTTGAGAAGAAAATAACTGGTCATCTATCTAAACTTTATAAAAGTTTTGAGGATGGCAAATTTGATAATACTACAGGTAAAATAACAGGGGAATTGAATGGCAAAGTTCTGGTTCATCAGGACAAAAGACTAGAGCCTTTCTTTAGAGACATAAAGAGGGCAACTTTTGAGTACCTAGAACACTTTGCAATAGATAAAAATATATTTGAGGTAAATTTTGTAAAGTCATGGTTCACTATCTGTGATCCTGGTCAATCATTTCCCATGCACTACCACTCATGTGCACATATATCATGGGTTTATTACATACAGACACCTGGCGATAATTTAATTCTACATAAAAGAAATCCTAATGAATGGTTCGGAGATGCCTTTAAATTTATTCAAGAACATAAGTACAACAACGGTGATGGGTACAGTATCACACCACAGCCTGAGCATCTCGTTATGTTTCCTGGTTCTCTTGAACATTATACTGCTGCTGAACCCAGAGAACATAGACGAATTAGTCTCGCTGGTGACATTATTCTAACGCTGAAACATAGAACTGATACTGAAAGTGGGTTGCTTTCTCCTAAATATTGGAAGAGGTTCTAGTTATGCATGGCATACCAAAATATTGAACGAAGAGATCTTTTAAAAGCTATAAAGGGTCGTCCTGTCCGTGAAGAGATGGAGATGATCATGGATGTTGCTGGCGAGGATGCAGTCTGGAGACACAATCCTACAGATAAAGATGGTCCTTGGAACGGTAGAGATACATTTGGTACTGCACCAATGGAGAAACTTATTGTCATCAAGACAAGTAGATCTGCTATTGATAAGTTGATTAGGAGATATAAAGGAAGTTATATAACACAGAGTAAAGGTAAGGGTGGACAGAAGTGGTATAAAGAGGGTGATTTTATACGTTTGTTTGTAGGCACTCAGGTAATTAAGTTCCAACAAACAGGTAAACTTACTACTTCTAGTGGTAAGTCTATCAGTGAAACAACTATGACACGTATGCAAGAACTAGGTTCTGCATTTGTATTCAAGAGAGCCATACAAGACAACAAATCATGGGGTAATATGCTTGCACTAAGAGCTGACAAAGAAACCATGGATGGTATCAAAAAAATATGGAAAGATATAGGTGATGTAGATGACGTTGATGAGGAGTGGCTTAATAATTTTTATAAACAACAGAAGACATTGATTGCAAAGATAGGTAGACCTAACTTTACAGAGTTCAATCGTGAAGGTGGGTTCATGGAATTCATCAGCAACCTAGTCAAGACTGAGTATGGTATTAGTGGTAAAGATAACTGGAACCCTGCAGATATCTGGTTGATACAAGATGAAAGTAAGTGGACAAAATTGATAGAAGATGCTGTAAAATCTGGTAGGAGAGGACGTTCACCTGCCAAGACAGTTCTCGAATTAAATGCTATAATGAGAATGTTATTCAGAGCTAGACAAGTGTTCGGTATTTCTCTCAAAAAGGTAGCTGCAGGTCAAGATGCTAGGATACAATTTGTCAATGACAAGAGTGAGTTCTTCCAAAAACTAGATCAATTACATTTTGAATTTGATGGTGCTGATTGTAAGCTAGGTAAGAAGACTGACAAAGAAGGAACCATAACTTTATCTACTCAGGACACAAGATTATACATCAAAGATGGTGGCAACATATACAATTTCCAAATTAAGGCTAACAATAGTACAAGTATGTCTAATCTAAAATATGAACCTACTTCATCTGGTTCTACTGCTGCTAGATTAGGTAAAGCAACTGTTGAATTAGTAGAAGCATTACTAAAAGATTATAATTTAAAATTTAAGAAAGACAATGCAGCATATCCACAGAACGCAAAGGAATTTTTAGATAACAAGGGTGGTAATTGGAAGGAGTTGATAGAAATATTACACAGAAACAAGGTAGATATTGATGTAGATGATGTGCAGACAGCCTATGATAATCTGTTGTTTGTATTTGGTACTAAACCTTTTGTTGCTAATGCAAAATGTCAGCAAATAAAATGGTTAACTGAGTATCTATCCCTTAGTAGTGAAGATAGAGATACCTTTGGAACTGACATGGTATTCATTGCTAAGAAAGAGGGTAAAAAGTATGGAGTTTTTGCAAAGATTTTCTGATGTCTAAGAACACTCATCTAGAACACTTAGAAGATAGCATCCTCCTTGATGGAGAAGGGGGTGCTAAGGATGCTTTTATGTTCTTGGATGAACTTGCTAAGACTTTTAGTGCAGGTGGTAATAATAATTTAAAAATCACTACAAAATGGGACGGTGCACCTGCTGTATTTTGTGGAATGTATCCTGGCTCTGAAAGATTTTTTGTTGGTAGTAAATCTATCTTCAATAAAGACGCTAAGATAAATTTCACACACAAAGACGTAGACTATAATCATGGTGGTTCACCTGGTCTTGCAAGTAAACTCAAAGATTGTTTGACATATCTTCCTGACCTTGGTATTGAAGGTGTAGCACAAGGTGACTTACTCTTTACTGATGATAAAGAAAAGAAAAAAATTAATGGAAGAGACTGTCTTATATTTCAACCTAACACTATCACCTATTGTATACCTTCAGAAGATGAATTATATGATAAGGCATTGAAAGCAAAACTTGGAATAGTATTTCATACCAGTTATCATGGTGATAGTATACAAGGTTTGAGTGCTAAGTTTGGTTATGATGTATCTAAATTAAATGATAGTAAGAATGTGCTAGTCCTAAGTGCAGAGACAGAACAACTTGGTAATGATATTTTATTGAACAAATCTGAAATGGAAACAATGACATCTGTAAGGACTAAAAGTTCTAAACTTGTTGCAGGTACGTTCTTAGATACTATGGCAGAGCACAATGCAGGTAAAGATCAGTTATCTGTTGGCATCAGGCTTAAGATATTCTTCAACCAGTATGTCAGAAGAGGTCAGAAGATGGGAGTTTCTAGTGTAGTCTTGAAACAATTTAAAGAATACTTTGAAGCGGAGTGTAAGAAGGCTGCAGATAAATTAAAGTCAGCTAAGGGTAAGGCAGGTAAACTGACAAAGATGTATGATGGTCTAGACCTTATAGAAAAGCATGAGAAAGATCTGATTAATACTATTGATCTATACAAGAACCTACAACTAGCAAAAGAAATGTTCATCCGCAAATTAGAAAAGGGTGAAAGGTTTGGTACATATCTTCGTACGGAGAATGGGTACAAGATAACAGCACCTGAGGGGTACGTTGCTATACAAGAAGGAAGTAAAGCAGTTAAGTTAGTTGATCGTTTGACATTCTCAGTTGCAAACTTCAATGTAGAAAAGAACTGGGTTGCAGGAGATGGTAAATGAGCACATGTTATTTTACATTTGGTAGATTTAATCCTCCTACCATAGGACATGAGAAACTTCTCAAGGCAGTGCAAAAGGAAGCAGCCTCTGCTGACTGGTTTATCATACCTTCACAGACACATAAGAAACCTAAGGATCCACTACCATATGATTACAAAGCTGCAACCATGAAGAAGATGTTTCCTTGGGCTGCGGATCACATAGATGATAAGGCATGTTGTAATACTATTATCAAAGTTGCACAGCATTTGATGATGAAAGATTACACTGATATAGTGATGGTGGTAGGTTCTGATAGGGTAGCTGACTTCACTGGTCTATTAGAAAAATATAATAGGACAGATGAATACTCATTTAGAACTATTAAAGTTGTGTCTGCTGGCGAAAGAGATCCAGACGCGGAAGGTGCTAGTGGAATGTCTGCAAGTAAGATGAGAGCTGCAGCAAAAGACGTAAAAACAACGGAATTTATGAGTGGTATACCTGATACTTTGACTCCTACAGAGAAACTAGAGCTTATGGCAAAGGTTAGAGAAGGTATGGGCTTATAAATAAACTTGATATGTACACATATATTAATGAAATCCTTCTCTGAATTCGCAAAGACTACTAAGGCTGCGGAAGCAAAGATCACCAAAGATAAGTTCTATAAGAATGAAGTCTATAAGCAAGGTGAGTGGGTTCTTACTGAGAACGGACAAGTAGGGAAGATTTTACGTCGAGGACCTAACTATGTGTTGTGTCTTACTGCTGAAGAAACTACCTTCCGCACTTGGATTACAAACATCAAAGAGGTATTCGAGATTGGAACTGACGCATATCGTGAGTATGTAATGTCGCTTACACCAGGCCAGAAGACGCAGAAACCCTCAGGCACTGTAAAGGTAAAGCAAACAATTCCAACAGACCCAATAAAAGATAAGATGAGCCATCACGAGTCAAAAAGTTTAGCACAATTAGCTGCTGAAACTGGATTAAATTCCAAATTCAAATCCATGGAAGAGACATGGAGATACGATAAGTCCGCAATCATAGGTAACACAGACGTAAAAGGTCTTGGTGCTGATGGTGTAGGTGGCGGTGACGCACCTGGCATGAAACTTGCAGAACCAAAAGGAACTGAAGGTAAACCAAGTGTTAAAAAAGTTAAGCATTCATGTGCTACTAAGGTAGAACATCCAGAGTGGGGTGCAGGTAACTGCATAAAGGGAGAGCATACTCTACATGAAGATGGAACAGTAACACACTACGATGTTATGTTTGAGCATGGACTAGAGAAAGATGTTCCTGTTGATGATATTACAATCACTAAAGAAGGTATGCATGAGCATGCTGCTAGACCAGAAAGAAATCGTGACGAGATAGGTACAGAATTACCAGTAGATGAAGCTCCACTAGTAGAACCTGCTATCAAGAATATGCCAGAGCATCATCAGAAAGATAAAGATGGTAACACAATTCCACATGACGATGAGATAGCAGAAAGCAAGAAAGCAAAGAAAGATTATGATGGAGACGGTAAGATTGAGTCTGGTAAGGACGAGTACTTCGGATCCAGAGATAAAGCCATCAAGAAAGCGATGGGTAAGAAGGCAATGAAGAAGGAAGAGACAGTAGAAGAAGGTAAGAAGAAAGGTCTCTGGGATAACATTCATGCTAAGAGAAAGAGAGGAGAGAAGCCTGCAAAGAAAGGTGACAAGGACTATCCAAAGACATTAAATGTTGAAGGTAGCATGAAGCAAGCACGTAAGAACGTGGGTGCTAAGACTTGTTGGGATGGATACAAGGCAAAAGGAACTAAGCAAAAAGGTGGTAAGACAGTACCAAACTGTGTTAAGGAGTTCTCTGAGTGGAGATCAATAGCTGAAAAAAAGTAACCTCGACTATCGAGGTGATGCCTGAACTGGAGGATCCCGATGGTCGTAAACAGGCTAACGAACCTATGAAGAAGGTTAATCCTAAGACTGGAAAGGTTCAAGAGGCTTGCAATCACACCGCAGAAGGTGTAGAATGTCCAGTACACGGAAAGAAAGGCTGTCCAGAATAATACATGAGAAAAATTTGGCAAGAGGATGTGATCTGTGATCTATCCTCATTTCGTAATCTTGTAAATGAATTTAAAGAAATTATTCCAGAGATCATAAGATTTGTGGAGGTCAATCAACCTATCTTACAGGAGTGGGTGCTTGATCAATGGGTAGAGGATAGAAATTTAGGTAGAGTACAACTGTGGGAAGGTGATTGGAAAGTAATTCCTATGCCACTCAATGCTGTAGGCACTACTGCAACAGAAGAAGACTTTGAACTCAGCGAGATGGTATCATTCGTTGAGTTATTTAATACTACGGTAGAGAAGGTGCAAGAAGTATTACCTAAACTGACTGAGAGTATGCAAGAACTGTGTCCTACATTCTACAATGCTATAAAAGAAGATGTAGATGACCAGTTAATTAAGTCATGCACCATAAGTAAACTATCACCAGGCACAAAGATCAATCCGCATTCTGGTGATATTGATTCATTACGTTTACATTACTCTATAATAGATGATGAAGATGCATGGTTATCTGTACGCGGACGTAAGAAAACATGGAAGGTGGGAAGACCATTTGCTTTCCATGATCATGACAAACATTGGGCTCAGCATAACGGAACTCATGACAGAATTGTAGTTATCATGGACTATTCAATCTCCCAACTGGAGAAAAGAGGTATATTTATAGAGAAATGGGAGCAAGAACCTGCTATATAATATATAAATTGCAATTTAATCATGACTAAATTTTTACTCCCCTTTGCTATCAATATCATTGATAAAGCAGTAGACAAAATTCCTGAGGATCTAGAAGATAAGATCAAGTTATTCCTTGTCGGACTACTTGAGAAGGCAGCAGCTAAATCAGGAAACAAAGTAGACGACCAACTAGTCGCAGCACTGAAGAAAGCTCTACTTGAATAAATAAAATATAGACAACTTTTAAAATCGGAGATTGCCATGTCGCTTTATGGTAAGGACGACAGTAACGCCAATAAAACCAAAGCGGGTATTGGTGTCGCTGCAAGTTCACAAGCAAAAACAATAGTCTTCATTGATGACACTGAAGCACAACTAGCTGAGAACAAAGCAAGAGGTGTAAGTTCACCAGGTTGGCATAGTTTCTACACATACACTGACTGTCATGGTAAGACACGCTATAAGTCAGAGTTGTTAGTTTCTATTGCAGGTCCTGAGGCTAACGCATCAGAGACTCAGTCTGATGATACAATCGGTGCAGATATTACATCTGTAATCACACCAGGTACAGTTGCTAATGCTACAACATATGCTCCTGCGGGTGCTGTTGCTACATTTAGTGACAACGGTGGTGCTGATGGATCCAGAACAGCTGGAACATACACAGTTACTAACGCTGCGGGTGGAAACTCTGGAACAGGTGCTGACTTCACAGTCGTAGTTGCTGCAAACGGAACACCAACAGTTACATTAGTATCTGGTGGTACAGGTTACGTTGATAACGAGACAATCACAATCGCTGACGCATCACTTGGTGGTGGTGGCGGTGCTGCTGTTGTTGTTACAGTAACTGCTGCTGCAACTGCTGCTGCTACATTCACATTGAGTGGAG